CATCGATAGTATTTCGGAGAGTGTTATTAACTCTAGTATTTAGGTCGGTATTAGCAGTATCGAACTGACGCTGAAGAAACTGTTGTTCTCTCTCGTTAATTTTCTTATCACCAGTTTCGTCAGGTCCATCTTTCGCGAGATTTGTAGGAGGTTTGAAATCTGCTGAACCAAATACAAACTGATTCAGAATTGCAGCAGCCGACTGCAATACTTCATTATTACTCCTACGAGCTTCCTGAACCATCGAGTGGATGGTGTGCTTAGTTAGATTACTCAGCACATGATAATATGCCTTTTCATCTACACGCGCGAGGGTCGGCAGATAGTCATCTACAATCTTAAGAAAACTATTAGGACTCGTTTCCTTGATAGATTTGAGAACAGTCTCAGTATTTCCTGCAACTAAGTCCTTCTCAAAATTACCAAGAGTCTCACGCGCAGCGACAGCTTCCTTCGCATCATCGATAGTCGGTAGAAGTTCTGTAAATTGCTGTTCCCTGTAATATGCCTTCTCTAAGTAGGGAAAATCCTTAAAGAGAGTAGGATACTTCGCGAGTATTTCTTTACGCCTAACAGGAGTAGTTAGTTCTAACTGTTCATCAGTTGGTCCTTCTAATTCATCTTCAATATCTTTTAGGTCGTCATCATCATCGTCATCATCATCTTCATCTTCTTCCTCATCTTTAGGTTCAGCCTTAGGTTCAGGCTTATCTTTATCTTTAGGAAGAGACTTATCTTTAGGTTTATCAGTAATATCAATTACATCGGTAGGTTCATCATCCCCACCGAGAAATTCAATTACATCTTCTTTACCCTGTCCTGGTAAATTCCCACCCGAACCAGATGGGGGAATTTCAGGACCAAAGAATTGAGGAATCATTTTAAGCAGTAGCGACATTCTCTTCTCCAGTTATAGGTGTTTCAGTATTTTCGTTAGGCTTCTCACTGTTAGTACCATCAGTGGGAGGCTGTTGAGCCATCATTTGTTGTTGGAGCATGTAAAATGATTTACCATACAACAAAACATTACGATAACCAGCTTCATTATCAATCTTAGCTTGTCGACCGGCTTCACTTACCACCCAATTACGCACAATTTCAAATCCCATATCAAGGTCATCGAATATGGGGTCAACTTCCACTGATGGCATTTCTGGCATCATTGGGTCGCCAGTCGGCATTGGCTCAGAATTTAGGAGAGCCTTGATATCATCGTAAATCTTCTCTCTATCATCCTCACCGGGAATATGGAAGTCAGTGAGTCCAATAGCCTCGCGAATGATGGGAAGATTCTCTGCTGAGCCTAGAATCGCGAGGATTTCAGGATTCTGAGCTTCCAGAAGCTGCATGATTACATCTTTAATTTGTGACCAAGTTAAAGGAAGATTCTCATTAGCTTCAAGTTCAATTTTACCCAGCTTACCTTCAAGTTCAGCTTTACGAATGAATACATTGAAGAAATTCCCATTCTTGTCTTTTTGGACGTCACGTTCATCATCTTTAATTTCTTTGATGAACATGGGAATTGCTTTACCATGAATCTGCTTCCACCACGAAATTAGCATCTTCCAAGTATTCTGCTGTCTCTGGAGAGCTTGCGCCCTAGACATTGAATACTGAGACGCTGTCTCTGAACCTTCCATATTGCCACCGAATAGACTCGGCAGAGCACCAGATACTAATTGTCCGAGACTCTGAATTTGAGTCCCGAAAGGCATTACTTCTGGACTTAGACTCGCGGTTTTAACTTCGTAGAAGGCTTCACTGATGGATTTGCCAGATTTAGGAGTCGCTTCATATATTCCTCCCGGTGTGGACTCCATCTGCCTATATGCATTGAAGTTAAGGACACCGGGGTCTGCAAATGTCTGTCCAATTCCATGTTCAACAGTCTGGAGAACAAGTGAGATGAGGTCATTAGTAATTTCCTGAATTGAAACTAGTAACAGTCCAAGAGGGTCATGATGAATGAAATCGGCCATTGGATTATGAGTAAGAGTCCAATGGTCATCAAGAGCCTCATTACAGACTTCAGCGAAACAGTCATTCGCGAGAACTACTTTACATCCATTAGGATATAGTTTCCGAAGTTCTTTAGCCTCTTCGGTCGTCAGAATATTGAACGCGGCTGGTCTGAGCCAACTATTCCTAACTGTAATTACATTCTCAGGATACTCACCCTGATACTGTGGACTTAATCGACCCCATTCCTCATAAGGGTCTTTCGGTCCAGTACTAGCTTTGAGTTTCTGAGATAAATCATCTTTTTGAAGATGGTCATATCTTTCAATGACGTTAGCGAAATGAGTTTCATATGAGAAAATTAGATAAGGACAATCTTCCTGTTTCTTAGCATAGCAGGGAACTTTAACGTAGAGTCCACCATATGCTTCAAGACACATACGGGACTTAGCATCGTTAGTTACACCTACCAGCTTCTCAACAATGAGTGTTTCCTGTGCAAGCAACGGAGCAATGAGAGCCATACAAGAGGGGCATTCTTCCATATCCCCTTGAACTACATCTTGTACTTCTACATTATCAGGCATGAACTCAAACTTAGCTTGTTCAGCCTTCTGCATCAACGCAGCTTGTTCAGGGTCTAGAATTTCATCCTGAAGTTGATATCCACATTCAGGACAGGTTGCCGTAGAGTGAGTTTCCTCCTCATCAGCATATTTCTTATTTTCGTATGTTCCGTATTTTACATCTGATTTGGGATAGTTGTAGCAAGCAACCATACCTTCAGTGCAATAAATAAACAAAGCATGTAGCCAGAGCAGACTAACATCATTGTGCCTATAGATAAGTTGTGCAATCTTATCTCCGGCCCTAGCAGTTGCGAGGTCAAGTGTATTATCAGCGTCATCAGGGAAACACTTGATAGGAGGAACAGTAACTGATAAAGCGGCGATAATTGATTCCAGATAAGCACGAAATACGTTAATAGGCTTATCATATGAACTTTGGTCAGTATCGTTATTAGCAGTATCATCAGCAATACGCCAATCGTGGGCTACTTCAGAATACCAAACTCTGGAGTATCCATCCCACAATAGTTTCATCTGTCTCCATGTGCGAATTTGACGTTCGCGAATGGAGATATCTTCCTTGTCAAAGTGTTCGACCACCTGACGTAGAAGTTGTTGAATATGTTCGTTTGGAATCTTAGACATTAGTATCTACGATTAGGACTTTGCCCATACTGACCAAAGATTCCAGTAGACTGTCCACCCGGACCCATAATTGGACCCCTACTAGGTCCGGCTATTCCATTCATCATAGGCATGGGGGGAGGAGTCATCATGTCATTACCTAGATTAGTTGGAGCAGTATTAATTCCTCCCCCATTCATTTGACCCCCATTCATTTGACCCCCACCTACAGGAGATGGATTAAGGGGTGGTCTCATTCCACTCATACCCATACTCATAGAATTCATAGGAGGTCTAACTGGACCCATCTTATTCATCTGCTGTGCAGGAGGTTTGGGTCTTTTTCCCCCCGCGATTCCAGCACTGAGAGTAGGTTGTCCACCATATGATGGACGTTGGAATGTCTGTCCACCATACATTGAACCCATGAATGGCATTCCAGCAGAAGGACCAGTATTAATCATTTCTTATCTCCGCCACTCACATACTTCTTATACATTCGGGTAAGAAACCCATCTTCACTAGGAGCAGTAGTAACAGGAGTAGCTTTCTTCTTAGCAGCTTCGTCAGCTTCTTTTTTCTTACGAGTAGCTTCTTTAGCAGCGAAACCTTGAACCGCGGTGGTAGCGTCACCACCTTTTTTATTCTGTTCTTCGACAGAACTTTTCAAACGCTTAAGTTTCGCGAATGAATCGAATATACTTTCACTCTTACCCTTAGATTCTTGACCCATTACTTTTGAGCCTCGCGAACTATCTCGGCGTTCAATAACTCATCTTCTAAATCTTGAGTTTCCTTAGCGACAGGAGCCTTACTTAGGATTTTCGCTTTTTCTCTATCTTCTGCTTCGAGCATCTGCTTTCGCACAGCCCATGTAGTAACGCGAGGTCTTGGTGACAAAGGCTCCGGTGCGATACTTCTTTCAGGTATAGACTCCGGTATATGTAGTATGCGAGCAAGTAATCGTTCATTCTCGGCTCTAAGTCTTTCGACTTCATATTGAAGAATATCACACGCTCTACAGTGTTCATTCAATTCCCTCTCTGCCAGACAGTGGGGACAGTGGGGGTTTAGTAGATGGTGAAACCATTTAATCATGATTTAATTACTTTCGAATTTTAATGACATATCCAGACCGTTCATAGGCTCGGATAATATCCGCATTCTCTAGGTCATTTCGATGGATATATCCACCTGCTTGAGCAGTTAATGGAACTGAATTAGCCCCCGCGACCCAGAGTTTCGCGCATTCATATTCAGTAAGATTGAAGGGTCGAGAAAATTTACCGCCTTGACTATGGAAACATGAACCTGCACATAACAACGCTGCGCCAGCACCGGCGTCATATGCGTGAGTTCTATTATTCTCATCATCAGGATATCGTGTATTCTCATTAGACCAGCATGGAACTCCAGTCTCATCAGCCTTTTCCATTGCATTATGGCCGACCTTACGCTGGAATTCACTCAATCCATTAGTATGATAGAGTTCATAATCCCATGTTGGCCTGACGCCCGTAGCGTCCGCTCCATTACTTCCATGAGATATGATTACTCCTGTCGGTCGAGTTAGACTCGACGCGACAGCATTATCATGTTGGTCATTCTCATTTACTAGTTCGAGAATGACATTTTTCTTCCCTCTTACAGCATCCACCGTTCTATCGAGATGAAGTTGTTGTTCACCCTGACCAGGCATTAGAGTTCTAGTCTGAGTAAATACAGTTAATTCAACACAGATAGTCAACAAACTCATTTAGTTTAGGATAGAAATTAGGATACTGGATAGGATGAATCCCAGTCTGTAGAACTCCATTCCGAAATGAAACTATTGAATCATTCAGGAGCCACACTCGAAGTATATTGAATCCAATTTCCTGACGTTCTCTAATAACTGGGTCAAGTGTAGCCCAATCATTATCGAGATAACGTTTAAATAGAGAGAATTCAGATGAACCAATTAGGGTCATCCTCTCGCCAATCTCTCTACAAAAGAACTTTCCATTCACTCGAATAGTTTGATTTCCCTTTACAGGAATAGTTGGAATCTCACTAGGGTCCACTTGGGGTGGAATAGTAGGTAGTGGGGGCAGAGGAGTAGGCTTATTACGCTGACTTGGAAGTTTTAGTCTACCCATTTATTTTTTACCAACTTATAATAATTCGACAAATGACCAATTGATGTGCCTTACGATAGAAACCAAATCCTTGATGGCAATTGTGCCATCCAATTTTGATATGGAATCTTTCCAATTAACGGCGCCTCTTTGAAAATCTTCGAAGTACTTGCATCCCCTGAACAGGAGCATCTACTGTTCGCATGTTGCGATAGTATGCCGTCCAATCCTGAGTATTAGCTAATGCCCTAGTGAGCGCTTCCTGTTTCTGAATACGCTCAAACTCTAATCCTGCTTCAACGAAATATCGTTCAGCACTGTCTAACGCATAGCGTAAATCATCATATGGGTCATCCCCATCAAATTCTGCTACATCTTCAGCAGCCTTACCATCCTTACCTTTCTTATCATAAGAACAGGCTTGAATAGCATTAATCATTACTGGACAACAATTAGGATGACCTTCATGTTGCTGACTATGGTCATCACAGCAGAATATTTGTAATTTAGGAAGATTGGTCTCCTCTTCAGGAGGGTCAAATAATGCTAAGTAAGCTTTATAATCTAGTAGTCCTTTATTCCTTAAGACCCACTGAGCATATTCTTCTGAATATACTGGGATATCTTCGGGTCTAATCGTAGGTTTCTGTGTCCATCGCAAATACTCATGGACTAACATTTTACCAGCTACTCTAGAACCAGGAGAGTTAGTAGATAACTCAATCGCCATTCCGAGAGCAGCTTCAATCTGTTGTTGAATAGTATGTTCCTGTCCTCTATCTTGACCAGCTGATTTACAGAACTTAACTACTCTTGGTCCTTCTCTATCAATATCATCTTTAAGAGGAGGTGCCCAATCTTCTATCTTAGTTTTAAGCCAGTAACGTTCACGATACAAGTAAATCCGTTTACTAGGTGCTATAGCATAATAACCTATATATGTCATGGCAGCGAATCCCCAATCTCCTATGACTAGTCTAGGCCACCAATCAGGGATTTGAAAAGCAGGAATTACATGTAGAGCATTTTCTGGTTCATCTGGATACTGTTTAGTTCTGAGTTCAAATACTTGACCTTGATACGCGTCCCAGTCTCCATACTTTCTGGCCTTACGCTCTGCTTCATTTGGAATACCATCCAAACGCGCGGCATACTCAGGGTCAGCATTAGGATTATCAGCAACAGTACTATGAACGTAAAATCGTTTAACATTACCCTTACCGATGATGACTTTTCCACCTTCAGGACAAGGGCTGACAAAACGTCTCTTCGCAAAAGTGTGACCGATACCACCAGGCATGCCAGCGGCACGTATAATGGCCGGTAGATTTCTATCTCCAGACCGAACTCTAGTAAAACCAATATAAAGATAAATATACTCAGTGAAACTTGTAAGCTCGTCAGGAGTATACAAGTTAATTTCCATTGAATCATATTTATGGACGTCATCTTCTGTCTCACAATGTCCAAGAAATATCATTGCCCCCGCGTTCACACTTCCACTACCTATTTGGTCTGGACGGGGGAATGTCCATACCATATCTGTCTTGTTGAAAGTAGCGCCGAACTTAGGGTAGATTTCGCGACTGCGAGGAACTATCTCATTTTTCATCTCTGGATAAGTCCTACGCATAAACACTTGTTTAAAACGTGGATTCTCATGCCAGCGATGAACTAGTCCATATACTAATAGAACATCTGATTTACCCGAACCATTTCCACCCCCATAAAATCCTTCAAATATTGAATTGGGGAGTGAAAGAAATATCTCCTGTTTCTTATTAGGTTTCCAAAAACCTTCATTAAATGCCATTCAATTCAATTCAATTCAATTATTTACAGATGGCAGTTACTTGATATTGACCCGGTAGTGTTTGAACTGCCGAGATGAAATTCCACAATGCTAATTTACTAATCACAGATTGAAGCGCGAGGAATCCAGTAGCCGACAGATTTAAAATCCTACCTATCGGGTAAGTTGTAGACTGGTAGGTGCATCCGACGGACTGGTCAAGGAAAAAGGGGTAGATAACGGAGACTCTCCAACATCCGTGCGAAATAGTGAGAGAGTGATGTTATGTTTCCCAATTACATTGAATTGAGTAACTAGGGTTGGGGTGAGTGGAACTCGACAAACTGACTTAGGATTTGTACCAGTAGGAGGAGCACATGTAAATCCAGCTAATGCAACGAAATTCGGCTGACTCGAATCTCTGATTCTCGGCTCAAATAACAAACCCTCAGGAGCTGTCATATTGAGTGGAAGTTCCCACTCTATTTTCACTGAAATATCTACTGGTCCTCTCACTACAGTTTGGGCTGTCGCATTAGATGCAATTAGGAGGAATGAAGTGACTAGAATGAACTTAATCATTGGAATTTTCTGCCTTATTCGTAGGAAGAGGGGGAAGTTCATTGACAAGGTTTTCATTTCTATCGAGGAAAGCTTGACCCTCGCGTTTAATATCAGCTGCTAATTCGAATACCTTTTGTTCGAGTTCTTCCTTAGTAGGCCATGAGCCAGTGGACTCATAATATTGTTTCATGAATTTCGCGACTTCAGGAACTACAACATTCTTAATCGTTTCGAGTAGGAGAGTTTCCCACATAATTTAAATTACCTATCCTGAATGGGAAGAAGTGACTGAATCATGGCATCTAGAAAAGTCCACGCTACTTTCAATTTAGGGTCAGTGGGAATATACTCATCCTTCAATTCCATCCATGAAGCTGCTACTACTTTCTGCCAGTCAGGAGGACTAGTCTGTAGAATTGTAGCTGTGGATGTAGTGAATAGAACAATTAAGTTTGCATTAGCTTTAGTGATGCCTCGCGGATTCGCATCATACATTCCAATTACAGTCTTTTGAAGTTCTTGAACTCGTGTCAATACTTCGAGTGCTGTATATGCTGGTCTCAACTCAGTAGGAACTGGTTTACCACCTGATGTAGTGGCACATCCAACTAGTGTTAGAATTAAAATGAACGAAGTGAATCGGATTAATGACATCACGCCTTCTTGAGTGTAATCAGAACGTTACCCGAAGTACATCGAATGAATCCACCGACTACTTCCATCTGTTCATTCGCGTCAGGAGTGACAGCAGTAGGTAGAGTCATCGCGAGGGTATTAGACATTTCAAATGTAGCAGCCGCAGTATCACAATACATCAGGCATCGCGAAACTGGAAGCGCGTAGATTACATTCTGTAGAAGTGTAGTAACTGGACCAGGTGAAAGAAGTGTCGTTGGCATCTGTTTATATCCACAAACTCCACAATATAATGTTGAATTAGGATTGTGTGCCCCACATTCAACACATCCCCAACAACCCTCGCGATTCAGATAGTAGGCATCAAATGTTCGAATTATTTTACGATGCTCTCTATATCCAACATACACGAAACACCCCAGGGATACGACTCGAATATACTAAGGTGAAGCCCGTCTTTTTTCTAGAAGGACTTCAATGTCAGCCTTACGAATTGAATTTCTTTCCTGAGTTTCAAGCATTCCAATTAATTTAGTATTGGATGCTGTATTCTCTTTGACGATTCCCATCAGAATATCCGTAGTATTCTTCCAGAGGTCAGTGTATTGCTTAATATCTTTACGATACAACATGAACATTAGTCCGGCGAGTATTCCACCGACTCCTAATGTCGCGAGCCACTTAGTGAACTCCGGAATATTAGTTGGGTCCATTTAAATTTAATTATGAAGATATCCAGCTAGATAGAGTATGAGAATGACTATAATAACTACACCCAATCCACCACCATATTGGGGTCCGCCCCAGTTATTATTAACTCCATAGAATCCACCGCTCAATAGAAGAATTAGGAGGATAATAAGAATGATACTCATAAGTTAGTTCCTCTGGATTCAATTAAATGAATCTATTCCTTCGCGTGAACTACGTCGAATACTTCTTCTTTACGAGTTTGTGGTGAGTAGAATACGAAAGTAGGTCCACTATTGACTTTAGCGCCATCAGTGACCACTTCTTCCATATGCCTAACTACAGCCGACATATCCTTCGCGACTGATGAGAGTTCTTTTGCGTCAGATGCTGCGAGCTTATCATCTGTAATATGTTTGAGAGCTGACATTAGTTTATGTCTAGCCCGATTAGCTATACGAAGTTTGGCTTGGCCAATAACAGGCTGATTCGGTCTATCATCATAAGATGATGTCGAAGTAGCTCCATTCGTATATGCACTGACTGAACTTGATGATACGCCAAAGCTTGCCGCCAATTCGAGAGCTTGCTGTCTACCATCTGTAACAGCAGTTTCTCCAATAATATTTCTAAGAGAGTTTGGAACTTGAGGATTGTTTCCTCGTCCTTTAGTTGTATCGACAATCTTTCCTTCAGTATCTGGGACTAACTCTGGTTTCTTATTTTTGAGTTCATCTACAATCTTCGAGGCTTCCGAGACAAAGTCCGAATCAGATACAATTCCCATTCCCATATTAGTTACTCCGATTCGCGTGAGTCTAAATAACTCTCTGACATAGAACGAATAGTAGTCTTACCACAGCCTACACACCGAAGTTTAACAGTGTGTAGGCCAGAGATTACTACTCTCCATCTATGAAATAACCAACAGCTCATTAGGAGGGAGTAATTGATTCGATTTCAGCGTAGGCTTTAGAGGCCGAGTTCGAATCCGAGGAGTGAAGATTCAGAATATCTCGAACTTTAGTGAGATACTCCACGCGAGTCAGTTTCCTAACTTCGGGAAAATGAAGGAATGCATTAGTCTCTTCTTGAGACTTTCTCAGAAATTCCTCGCGTTCTTTTCTAATCTGTTCTTGATGTTCCTTCTCTACTTTATCAGATTCAGCTTTAGCTTTCAATTCATCAGCTTTAAGCTGTTCTGGAGTCTTAGTAGTTGCTGACGCAACTGTAGGGGGAGTAGAGGGAGGAGGCTTGATAGGATCATTCGCCATAATTTAATCTCCTAAATGAAATGAAATTAAATATGAGGTTACGAGATAACAATTGAATGATTAGTGGAGGCGATAGTGTCAGTGAGTGTAGTGACACCAGTCAAATCAAATTCCTTAGCAGGACCAGTCAGTTCATTACCCTGATAGAGTTGAATGACCTGACGTTTGATATCGATACTGATGGATGTAACTCCATTCAATACAGTGGCCGTAGCTTGAGACGCGGGGCCAGTCTTTGCTGTAACTGTGGCTGAGCCGATAGGCATCGTAACTCCTTGTTTTAAGGACTGGGATTCGAAAGTCCTATGTAACTTATAATATAAGACGACTTTCAGAGGTTGGAAATGGACAGTCGAGAGTAGCACGAAGGAGACTGAAAGTCAAATGAATAAATCAGTCTATATAGTTAAGAATTTATAATATTATAAGTTCAATAAAATTCTATTTTTTCCTGGGAATTTATACCTCCTTATAAACTATTATCCAACAAACTATTATCCAACACAGCATTGTTGTCACGCAATTTTCGTGCCAACATGGTACCACTATATAGAGGGGTATACCCCCATAGCACCCCTACATATAGACAAGTCCTTGAATGTCCAACCTTTCGATACTATATGTCGAGTTCTGTCAACCTTGTCATATGAGTCTGAGTCTGAGCCTCGCGAATCCCTAATGATTTTGAGGGGTCTGTTGGCATCGCCTATGCTTTAGTATAGGCATCGGGAAGATGTGGCGAGACAAGAGACGGGCCGCGACACACAACAGAAAGGGGTTGACAGTTAGACCGAGCTGTGGTACACTTCTCAAGTCGGGGCAATTAAGCCAAGTTCAAAGGACAGTCATGGAAACTAAAGTTGGTAAGTTCACGTTCGCGATTCCCGAGGGCCATTCTCAGGCTGGCGAGAAGATGGAAAAGACTTTCGATTATCAAGTCGTTTCTACTCTCGAAGAGGCAGAGAAAGTCATCGCTGACAAGAAGTGGAACGTTGTCAGCATGGTCAACGAGAATCTCAAGGCCAATGCACGTAGCAATGCATATCAGGCGGCATTGCTTCCATATCGTCCGTCGGAGGTTTCACCCGAGGATATCCGCGAGCGTATGATTCGCGATTATATCCGCCTCGGAGTTTCGGAGGATATCGCCCGCGCTCAGGTCGATACTCTCCTCGCGAATCTCCCGGCGAAGGCGTAACACACTACACATATCATGGAGGGGTGAAATTCCCCTCCTGTTTTATTACTTCGAAATGAGGCGTTATGAAGCGCGAACCTGCAAAGTATTCCGTGTGGCGGCATCATCGATTCTACGGAAATTTCACGTTCTATGGTTTGCGTGAATGGATGCTGAAGAATCTCCCTGAATCCTACCACGCAGAAATTCGACTCACGAAACGAGGCGATAAAAAAGGATGGAATCGTCCATACTCTCTGGCGCAAATTGCATGTAATTCTGAATACTGCTCAGTCTCTCGCGTGTGGCTCTGCGTGGATTGCGGAACCAATTACGATAAGAGTTACATCTGCCGTGTTTGCAAAATTGGATTAGGACTGAGGTGACTCCCCTCCCCCACCATACTGTATCGTCCTGATACAGTGTTAATCCCCCATTCGCTTATCGCGCTTATCGCTGGCATGAATGTTTACAGGATACCTGTAATAACTTTGCTTATCGCGAAGTTATAATATTATCTTCGCCTGCTTAGCGAAGGTCCGCACTGAAGCCTCGCCATTCAACGAACTCGCGAGGGGCCGCCAGCTAACTATCCCTCGCGAATTTACTCTCAATCTGCCCCATCCTAATCAATTCTAGACCCTATTTGGAGCAAGTCTGTCGGTCCCATGAGAGGGTATTGCCCGGATGGGATAATATTATTAATTAGCTAATGTGATATGAAAATAAAAATCTTTTGAATGTGAAAAAGATAATATTGTCGCCTATGCATAGCGGATTCTCCACGTATACTCCCCTGATACTCAACTCATTCTCCACGCATTCGCCCCTGCCGAATATGACCTAAGTCCGCTCGAATCAAGCACTTACGGCGCACCCCCCCTCTCTCCCCATGCCTCACCCCACCCTTTTGGGGCTGTGGAGGGGGTGTGAGGTTAGATAGTTTCATATTCTTTATTTTTTTTTTTTTTTT